CATCTGTTCCGTTTTTACTATCTCGTGTAACCACTACTTCATCTTCATCTCTAATATGTTGTGATAAATGATGTAGTAAATTATCCAATTCTATGTGTTCATTACAAACCGTTATTGCGTAACTAATTTTCATATGACTCCAACCCCTCTTTTGTAGATTTTTCTTTTAGAAATTTTTCAGATAATTTTCTCATTTGTAATGAATTTAAATTATCATAATTATCTTCTAAAAATACTCTATACTTTCTACATTTTCTTAATAAAAAAGTTTTGAAAATATCATTATTAGTTAGAAATACTTTTAAATCGGCATAAATGTTTTGCATTCGTATCTCTGGAACTGCTGATGTAATAATATTTTGTTTCGTGGAATCCAATATCTTAAATAACCTTTTTAATTCTATTTGATTTAATAAACTACCACCTGTTTTTCTAAGTTCTAATCCTATAAAAAATTCAACAATTCTACCAGTTGATTTCTTTCTATAGCGATATTTTGGGTCAAGGCAGAGAACTATCCTTTTATAACTCCTATTACCCTCACCTGCGTATCTAAAACTGACTACGTCTCCTGATTCAATTGTATACCAAGTAGTATTCTTCATACGCCTTTTACGATTCCCATATCTTTACAAGCTTGTAGAAACTCGTGTTGTCCAAATTCTTTTGAATTGTCAACATCTAATGTGTATTCGTGTCCCTCATATTGTGGTTGTGATTGCTCTTCATTAGACAATTTACGAACTTCTGCTAATTTCCAGCTCCAATTGTCTTTTGAACCCTCAGGATAGATTAAACCGAGTTTACCCATATTCAATACTGATGGAAACCAATGTATTTTTCTGTCGTAATCATACATACTGATTTCTCTCATTAATTCTGTTGAAGATTTTTTAATTTGTTTTAATTCGTCTGAATCATTTTTGTATAATGAATTGCTTGTAAATCCACATTGAAAACACATATAAGAACTGAAGTTTTCTACTTCCACTTCTTCTTGAAAACATTGTGTATCAGTAAAACAATTCGGACAAGTTATTTTTATTTCTGCCATTTTATCCCTTTTTTAATGTTGGTAATTTTAATTTCTTTGGTTCTTTTGTTAGACTTGGTATCTTTAACTTTACTGGTTGTGGAACACTCTCTAACATCTTATCAACAATAGATATCAATTTCTTACTCATTTTATCGTGAGTAAACATTTGTCTATTTACAATCATCTGCTTTTTACCTTTAAGTTCATATTTTTTGTAGTTCTTATGGACATCTCTCATAAGTTTACTTGCAATACCATAATTTACCGTAGACCATTGTGCTTCTGGATTATGATATTCCTTTGGAAATGCTCCTCCTGGAACTTTTGTCATTATATGTGGTATTTCCACAGTATAATTTTTATCTAAGAAATCTGCTTGACCTGTTGAGATTGGTGCTATAATTGGTTTTCCACTAAATGATGCTTCTAACAATGGTCTTCCAAATCCCTCTCCGTGAGTAAATGTCAAATGTGCCTTTACTTTTTTATGATTGTACATTTGATTCATTTCTTCATCAGTTAAGTCTCCGTGTAATAAATATACATCTGGTAAATCATCTGACTTGACATTCTGTTTAATTAAATCTATTTTTTCAAGTATATCTCTTCTATCTATGATAGAAAATCCTGCTCCACTTGTTTTCATAATTAGTGCTGGTTTATCTTTCATACCTTTGAATGTTTCTAAGAATACTTTCAACATCATACCCGTATCTTTTCTGTCTTCACCTAATTTACCTTGTAACCAATGTCCTACATAAAGAAAACAAAAGTCATTATCTATTTTTGAAAATTCTTCTTTCATATCATCTGATAATTCTGCTGTTTGTTTATATATTTCAGGGTCTGCTCCCTCAAATAATACATCTAATGGTTTTTCTACTTTTACTATACCGACAACTTTCTTTGTCTTATTATCAACCTTATCAAATGTAGTTTCTGCAAATCCAGACTTTGAAAATTCAGATGTTAGTATTGTCAAGTCCATACGATTAATTCCATCAAACCAACTTGCTGGTGGAACCGTATGTTCAATACCTGCTGTGATTCCAATATTCTTTTTAGCTATTGGTTGAAATTCGTTCGGAACAACAATATGTAAATGAACATCAGGTTGTTTTTCCATAGTTGCTTGTATTAAAATTCTCTTCTCAATCTCTTGATGAACTGGATTATCCACTTCTAATGCATTCATTGGTGTTGTTCCCCAACGAAGTGCTTGTATTCTCAAATCATATTTATCCGATTGAATTAGTGCTTGACAAATATCTCGTGAGTGATTTCCATACCCACTTCTTGTTCTTACTGGTGCTGATACTAATACTAATGGTTTCATTATTTAACCCCTATAATTTCAAATCGTTTTCGTGGTGTCCACTTATCAAATGCTGTATTCATATGGTCTTCAAAGTTCTTACACATCCATCGTGCACTCATCATTGAGTCATCTCCACAAACAAATTCATATCCTTCTCTACCACAAGATTCTCTTTCTTCTTTATCCATATCATACCATTCTCTAATTTTTTCTGATACATCAATATAATCAATTCTATCATCAAAGATATAAGGTGTTGGAATTGAACCTTGTAATGAACGACTTCTCGGCCATACTGGTTTTACCCACTCTCCGTGAGTTAAATCTTCATTGTTTTCCCACTTTCTCCAATCGTGTAGTGTTTCAACATCTGCATAATCTTTATAAGTAATGAATTTATCTTTTAATCTAAATCCACATTGGTCTTGTAATCCACCTGTAACATTAACAATAATTGGTGTTGCGCACATCAATGATTCACACGTTCCTAATCCGAATCCCTCATTGGATGCGATATTGATTGTGACATCTGCTATGTTGTATAGATAATTTAGATGTTGATTGGAAAGTTTTTGTGTTGAGAATATTATGTTCAAATCTGGACACATTGCTTCTACAACTGCAGGTAAATCTGTTCCGTGTTGGTCTTTTGGCTGTGTATGTAGAACAAATGCAGTCTTTTTTCTCTTTTCTTCTGGTAAATTGTATGCAAATTCTCTAAATGCTAAGATAGCATCAGAAGTCATTTTTCTTTTGATATTTCTATTATTGTAAAATAAAACAAAATCTAAATCTTTACCTTGAAATAGTTCTGATTTCATTTTATTCATTTCCAATTGTTCTTTTTTATTATCAACTGGATAGAAATATTTTTCATTTATTCCGTGTGGAACATAAGTTGAATCCCAATCTGTTCTTGGTTTATCAAGACAAACATTTTGAACAATATTGTGCGTTTGCTTTGAAATATTCATAATCAAATCACAACTTTCGTAAAATGGTTCGTTCCACATAGGATAAGGTAAGTCATCCCATATATTATAATAGAATATAGGAATTGTTTGTCTTAACTCGTGTTCCATATCATATAACCACTTCCAAAATCTTGGGTCTGTGTAGTGTAGAATAGCATCTGGCTTTTCTACTTGTAATAATTCTCTCAATATATCTTGACTACCATAACCTGATACTGGATATAGTTTTAGATATGCGTCTTCAACACCTGTTTCTTCTCTGGCACTATCACACATATCAATTGCTTTACCCGCATCTGGATGTTTTATTGCACCTGCAACTTGAACCCAATCAAACTCATTAAGGGTTCCCATTACAATCTCTCTTGACATTGTACCGACACCACTTGACATACGTAAATCGTCTGATAGTAGCATAATCTTTTTCTTTTTAACTTCTGTAACTTTTTTTAATTTTGGTAATTCCATAAAACCTCTTCGTATTTATTAATATTTAGAACCGCTTTCTTCCAACTCACTATATTCCATAACCTTTTTTGCAAACTCTTCATCATAAACAAATAAATCTAAACTACGATTTACAAGCTTTTGTAATGAAAAGTCCTCACGAATTGATTTCTCTCTAAATTTCTTATAGAGTTCGTCAATTACTTTTACTGATGTTAATTTTTCTTCTTTGTTTCTACTCATATTGTCCTTGTATATACATATATATTCAGTAATAAATATCAACCTTAACTTAAAATAACGAATTTTTTATTATTTTTTTCGCAATATTCTAATGCTGATTTTGTTCCATTGGTAATGATATCATCTTTGATAAATGCCACAACCTTGTCTGAATATTTTACTAAGTCTTTATTTCTTTTATGATAATATCCAACATTATATTCTTTACCATAATTATACGCTTCCATTATACAATGTTGATTATGTGTTTGATGTTGTGGTGGGAACTCTGAATACTTTAGTCCAAATTCTAATGCAAATCTCTTTGCGTATTTATCTGCTCCGTCTTTTGCTCCACCACTTACAATCTCCATATCTTTATGTTCCATTTTTAATCTGAATAAGAAATCTTGAATCTTTTTCTTATTCGTATAAGTTCTACTACCTATGATTGCTATTTTAATAATCATTCCTTTTTTGCTTTTTTGGTAGTTTGTCTGCAATTGTGAACTCAAATGTTTTAATGAATTCATCTAATCCTTGTAAAATACCAGTCTTTGGGTCTGAATAGTTCCATCTAAATCTTGAATATTGTATGAAATTGTTATTAGCAACCTCGTTTGGTATAATGTCATACCAAATAAAATCTCGTGGTCTGTCAAAGAATTCAGGAACAATAATAGTTTTGCTTTTAAAGTCTCCTTTACTTTCCCACTCTACGATAAAATCTTTCAAACGACTTAAATCAATATTTTTGTCATTCTCTCTATCATACCACAAATATATTTCAAATGGTGGAAAATGTCCTTCATTATTTATATCACGCAGTTTTTTTAAGATGTCCGATTCATAATCAGTTCCTAAGAAATCCGATAACTTTAATCTCAATACTGGTACTATCATTTTTTGTTCCTATCACATAAGTCTGCTTTGGTTTTAAATTCACAATACTTACAATTCTTTGCTGAAGCTATTTTTACATATTCTTTATCAATGGTTTTTCCACTCTCATCAAAGCAATCACTCATAAATTCATTTAATCTACTCATAACTCTATTGATACTTGGCGTTCCACTTGCTGGCGAGAACGATTGTATTCTTTTCTGTGGATACATCATATTTTCATATAATCTTCTCTTCAATATTAAATATTCAACATCTATTTTATCTACCGAAATATCTAACTCTTTTGATAAAAAATGTTTATATAATAATAACTGATTAGTTTTGTTCTTATCGGCTTTCATATACTTATTCCAACCCATTGTAGAAGTTTTGATATCAATAATTCTCATACGACCTGTTCTCTTGTCGTGTAATACAACGTCCATATATCCATTGAATTTCATATTGTTTGGCATATCATAATTTAGTTTCATTTCAATACCAACTAATTCTGTATTCTTCTTTGAGAAGTGTCTTGTTTTTTTCTTTAAAAACTCATTAATAATATCTAATCCATCCTGATAGAACTCTGCCATATCTTCTTTAGTGATTTCAAAGTCATTTCCGTGTTGTGCTTTAGATTGCTTGAAGTTTTCTTTCATACGATACATTAGAATATCCTCTAATGGTAAAGCATCTGCTTCTTTGATTGTTCTCTCATAATAACATACAAGATATGCTTGAAGTGTTTCGTGTAGTGCCGAACCAAATACTGTATAGATATTACCTGTAAATGTTCCTACTCTATCTACATAATTGAGTTTCCACATTTGTGGACACTTATCCCATTGTGAGAACTGACTATAACTTATTTTACCCATCTATTACTGCTCTACCCTTCATCGTTTCCCAATCTCTATTCTCACGAACTTGGTCATTGACTTGTTCAACTGCTTCTAATAATCCTAATGTTTCAAATTCATTAATCATTGCTGATAAATCCTTTGGTAAACAATGTCCACCAAAACCCAAATCTCCATCTGGACCTGGAACACCCCAATGTGATTTACCTAATCTTTCATCATATGTCGCATACTCCACTACTTTATCGTAATCTAAATCAATACTATCACAAATGTATTTCATTTCGTTTGCAAATGATACTTTGGTTGCTAAGAAACAATTAGTAAAATACTTTACCATTTCTGCGTGTTTAGCACCTGTCTTAACGATTGTTGCGTGTGGAAATACTTTAGAATATATTTGTCTTAGTTTTGTAGTTCCTCTACGAATACCACCCAATATAATTCTGTTTTGATTCTTGAAGTCATCAATAAAGTTTGCTTCAGTTAAGAACTCTGGATTAAATATAACATCAATGTTTTTGTATTTTCTATGTAATCTATCAGTTGTGCCAGGTGGAATAGTAGATTTAATCACTACGACTTGCCCCTTACCACATTCATTAATTTCACTAACGACATCCTCTACGATATCGGTATGACAAGTTCCGTCTTTCTTCATTGGTGTCGGAACACATACAAATATAACATCTGAGTTCTTTACTACATCAGATAATTTACTATGTGTTGATTTACTCAAGTCATACTTATCGTATGTTGATACTGTATAATGTGGTTCAAAACCAATTCTGATAGCGCTACCTACATATCCTTGTCCTATAATTCCTATTTTGCCCATTTGCCCCTCGATACTATTTGTGCCATAACTCCATATACTGATATGTCATTATAACTATCCACTACTGATTCATCTTGAACTGAGTTTTTATCATCTCTCATCAGTAGAGTTTTAATTCTTTCTGTCTTGTCTTGTATTCTAAACCATAAACCCAACAACGATAACTTAATATCTTCTTTGGTTTTCAACAATGAACCAACTGCCACATTTTGTGGGCCGTAGTCGTGTTGTTTGTGTAAGAACAATTCGTATTGTTCTTGTTGTATAGTTCTAAATTCTTGTGTCATTTCGGGATATTTGTTTTCCATATATCCAACGACACCTGTCGGGTCATATTCTTGACCGACATCATCAATAACTCTTGTAGGTGCGTCTTTAATCGCCATTATTTACTCCATATTTTTTTCATTTGCTTGTCGTCTATACCATACTTGGATATAATAGAATATACAACATCTTTACCCATAATGTCAAGTGTTTTTTCAACATTACGTGAACTTTCTTGTAAATGTTCACATAATATATCCATAGCCCACTTTTCTATTTTGGATTTCTTTTTAGATTTTGTATATCGTAAATATGTATTTCCTCTTGGTAATAAATTTGTATAGAATTGATAAACTGTTTTAGGTTTCAATTCCCAATATTGTTGTATTTCATTTACAACTTCTATCCACTCGGCTTTCATTGATAAAAACCTATGCACCATATAATTACTGAAAGTTTTCTTAGAACCTTCGTCTAAGTTTTCCCAATAATGTTGGTTCTGAACATTAGTAATCTGCTTAATGTGGTCGAATAGTGTTTTTTGCTTCATTTAATAACCTAAATTTTGTTCCGATATGTTTTCTGATATAAGACCTCGATACTCCGAGTGATTTACCTGCTTGGTATATAGAAATAAATATCTCGCCAGTTTCTGAAAACATAATCTTTTTTCTTTTTTGAAAACTTTTAAAGTTATAGTTTGTTCTGTCTATCTCTTTTGCAGACTCACTCATCTTTTTCTTTGTTTCTTCTTTATGTTTAACTCCAAGTTGAGCTAATCTAATCTTTTCTCTTGAACTCTCAGTATGTTGTTTACCGTAAAATGGATTTGACTCACCTTTATGCTTACCCACTAAACTTTCCTTTATCTTTTCTTTTGTATTTTCAGAATGCTCTTTACCATAAAATGCTAATCCTGCTCCTGTATGATAATTCCTATTTAATGGATGTTTAATGTTTTCTTCAATCAATTTAGATTCATACTTTGATGCTTCTTCTCTACTATTGAACTCAGAAATTATTTCTTTTTTTAGATTATCTATATTTGGTTTCCAAGATTTCATACTACCAAAATAGTTATCATCTGTTGGATTGCATTCGCAAGTTCTTACTCCGTAGTAAAACTCGTCTGTTTTTGTTTCTTTTAATTTATATACATAATGTTTCATATACATATAAATATCAACAAACCATATAATAAGTCCTTAAAATGTAAATTATTTCTGCGATAAGAGATGATAATTGTGGACTAAAATCCTATTTATAAAATAATTGTAATTATTGTTTAACTTACCCAAATT